AGCTATTTCTGATAATTTTTTTGATTTTCCTTGACCAGTGCCAATTTTAGCATTAGCAAAAAAACCACTTGCTTTTTCACCTAGTTCTTGACCTAAATTTGTTAATTTTCTTGATATTAATTGTTCAGCTTTAGGAGCTGCTAACTCAAGTGCCTTAGTAGATATATTACTTATTATTCCTTGTGCATCATCTATCTGGTCTGATATGTTAAAAACATCTGTACCAGTCATAGCCATTCTATTAAACATCATACCACTAACACCTGGTACACTATAAACTGAATCTGGATTATAAACTTGTGGACTTAAACTTAAATAATCACCATATGGTGTTTTACTAACAAGTGCATCTATAAGTGGATTACCACTATCTACTGTTGTCAAACGATATTTTATTGATGTAACCGTTGTAAAAGGATTTCTACCTTGTAATATAACTTGATTGTTTGTATATAAAGAATTTGGATCTCCAAATTTACTTAATCGTGCAACATCAGCTTTATATCTATCTTTAAATACTGATGGATCTCTACTAGCAAGTCCTCCACGAAATTGAAGAGCTTGAGCAGCTTCTAATTTACCTCTTGTTGTAGTACCAATACTTTCTGGAAATGAAGAATCTGGATTTCCCCATTTCTGACCAATACCACGAATAACATATGGTTGATTATCCGCTTTCAAACTATCATTTCTAATACCAAAAGTACCATCGTCAACAAATAACTGAGCGTAATAATTATCCAACCCTAATGCATTACGTGTGAATCCTGCATTATTTTGTCTGTCTTTACTATGTTTAAAAAATATTCTTGATTGCTCAGTGGTCGCTGGTCTAGTAGTGGGATATCTGTTTTCAATTGAATTTTCAGGAACAAAAGTAAATCCCATTTTGTTAGGTGTTTCTGCAAAATTAGTAACACCATTCAAACCAATTGTGGATTTATTTTCTAGTGGAGACACACCCACACCTAAATTGTAAACATTATCTGCTTTATCAGCGAATGTGTATAGTGGTGTAAAGTCACCTTTAATGTCTAAATGCAATGTTTGTGGTATTATTGGTCGACCATTTGCATTCAATCTAAAATCTGTTTCTAATGCACTATTGTTTCTATTAGTTGTAAATCCAAATGCGTGTGTATTTGCAAAGTAATCTACACCTTGACCAGTATCAGATGGAGTGGGATCGGGTATACTTCTACCACTTCTATCACCAAACTCTTTGTTGATTTGTGATAAGTTGGATTTCATTTCTAATAAAGCCATTACGACAAGTCCCTTCTCAATCCTCTAATCTCAGTATGAATGTTTTCTTGTATCTCATTTCCACTGGCTACTGCATTAAAAACACTATCTCCACTTGTTTTTGCTACAGTTCCTGCGGTGGTTGTTGCTGTATTATTTCTCACAAGTCTTGAAAGGTTTTCTACACTTTGACCAACACTTTCTGCTAGAGCTCTTCTTTGTAGTACATTTAATCTATTGAATTCTGCTTCACCACCAACTTGTTTTAGTATTTCTTGCATCATACCTTCTTGGTCACCTGACAATGCAAGTTGTCGTGCTCTATCAAGATTTATCTGTCTACCAAGTAGTAAAGAAGCTTCCATTTGTTTTTCAATAGAAGTTTCAAAATCAAGTAATGCTTCAGTAGTTGATGCTACAGCACTCATATTTAAACCTAATTGTTTAGCTGAGGCAGCTGCAGCGAAAATGTTAGCACCACCATCTTTAGCAAATGATGCAAAGTGTTCAGCATTATCAGCTACATCTTTGAATATATCACCAGGTGCTAATCCTTTTTGTTCTAACATCTGACCAGTCATTTCTATCTGAGATAAAAGAGCGTCTCTACTAGCACCAGAGATTGATTCCATTAATGAAAGAGTAGTTGTTAATTGACTCGCTGTTTGACCACTACGCATAGCTGTTTGAGCTAGTGATAAACTTAAACCTATCGCTTCATCTCTAGTAGCACCTAAATTATCTCTAGCAGCTTTAAACGATTCTTTTAAATCTTCAGCTTCTAATCCAGATAACGCCGCTACTTTTTCTATACCAAAAAATGCGGCTTCTATTTTAACCGCTTCCATGGCAGACACACCCAAGTCTTTTCGTGTTTCAGCTACTTTTTTAGCTACACCCGTTATTGTTTTATATAATAAAATAACACCAGCTATTAAAAATCCTATTCCTGGAATAGCACTTTGCATTGCAGTTGCAAAAGTTCGAGCACTTCTAGCCATACTAACTAAACCAGGTGCTAATTCTTGAATCGCATCACCAACTTCTCCTGATTCCTCTCCAACTTTTTTCTGTGAAGTTACAGTATCATCTGATAAATCTAAAATACCTTTGTGATAATTTTCTATATCAGCTAATATTTGTTTTTGTTCTGCTAATTCCCCTTTAAGAAAAGATTCAAGGTCTCCAGTCTTTTTACGATTATCATTTATCTCTTTATATCGTTTAGCCATACTAGCGGCTAAATCGTCTTGTTC